GCGATAGCTTGATTTACTATCGCTTGTTCGTTTCAATTCTTCTTTTTCGGGTTTACCCCAACTATTGACATAGAGCCGACAAAAAACTTTTAGATAACAAAAAAACAGAGTAGCTATAAAAACTACTCTGTTATGGCTCCCCCAACTGGGCTCGAACCAGTGACATCATGATTAACAGTCAAGATATTTATTTATAAAAGTTCAGTGTTTATCGGCACTTTTTGCTTTACAAATAAATGTTTGTAGTTTATTCGTAGTTTATATTTTTTAAAAATAATTTTTAAAAAATTCAAAATAACTATTGACAGCCCACTATTATGGTGGTATAATGTAATCAAGATAAGAGATGAACAACATCTCAAATAGTTTTAAAGGAGTTTTCACTATGAAAATCAAAGACGCACGACTTAACGCAGGACTAACGCAACAGGCTATGAGCGACTTACTTGAAATTCCGCTGCGAACAATCGAGAATTGGGAGGGTGGTAAGAGCAAACCGCCTATATATGTTGAAAAACTTATCATTGAAAAGCTCGATAATATTGCGAAGGAGAGATTTAACATGAAAAAAATACGAACTCAGAAAAGAATCCTGTGAAGTTCACGCAAAGAGTGCTACCTTTTCGATGTGTATATAAAACCGTATGCAAATTAAAAACAGCCCCTCGGATACCAATTCGGTACTCGAGGGGCGCTTTATTTACGCTATTCTTTTTTATTTGTTTCTGAATCTGTCTTGCTTTCAACTGTATTTTTCAATCGGCGGACGATATTTACAAGAAATTTCGGAATTGGCGTGCCTAACTCCGAGAGATTTTCGAGGATTGAGATTAATTCGTTGATGATGAGCCATACGCACACGATAAGACCGCAACAGTATGTAATGCTTATTTCAACATTCGCAGCGGCTAAGCCTGCGGAGATTAAATAGTCTACTACACCTCCAACTGCAACGAGCACAAGGTAGCTTACTTTTTTTAATATGCCGATTAAGCCTGTCTTGCTTTCAAGTTTTCCGCTTTTCCACGCAGATGTCATTCCTGTTGCATAGTCAATTATCATTACAACGATAAGAATTGTGAGCGGCACGAGCAAAACATTGAAATATGCTGCCAATGCTCCAAGTGCTACTGAAACAGTAGCCTGAATAATATTGTCTTTCATTGTTTTATACCTCCGTTATGTAAGTGTAATCTGCAAACCATCTATCTTCCCGCCGATAATGCCAGCATAGCCGTCTTGCTTTGTATCTTTCTCGCCGTTATACTGCCAGCCAAGGAATCTCTTTTCACCTTGCATACGCACACGATATGTAGCCTTATAATCGCCGACTCCCTCAAATTCAACCTGTAAGCCGTCAATAACCTTGCCTTTGATACCTGCATAGCCGTTGATATCGTCCTTGATGTCGTATCCGTCAACCCACGGTAGCCAGTCACCGTTGAGCAAATGCACTCTATACCTTATATCGCCTTTGCTGACCTTAACTGCAACGGCTGAAATAGCTTGTTTCTTTCGTCCTGCTACATTTGACAAGCCCTTGACCTCGCTGTACCACTTGCCGTCTGCGTACACACGATAAGTCAGCGTTGGCTTTTCAACTTTACCACCAAGTTGTTCTGTAACGCTTTTTGCAAGGTTACCAAGGCGATTATAAAGCCAATCACCTGGGCAAGCCTTGTCGTCAAACCATCTGTGAACGGTCAGGAGCATTTCGTCTGACTTAGTGCTATAATTTAAAGCCTTATTTTTATCGTTAATCCACAGAAGCTTTTTCTTGCCGTTACGCTTGCAGATGTCAACGCAAAGCTCAACGAGCTTATTATAAACTTTTTCGTTAAATGCGTAAGGGTGTTTAAGCTCGCTTGCACACTCAATAGTGACTGCTCTCTGGTCGTTGCTGTTGCTTGAAGAACACCAAGAACGATTCTCCTCGTCAACGCAGAGTAGCACTCTACCATCGGCACCGATACCGTAATTACAGCTTGCCTCTCGGTCGGCATCCATAAAAATATTACCGAGCGTTTCAACTGAACACTGTCCTACCACACAGTGAGGAGTAATTCGGTCAATACTATGTGTTCTTGCTCCCGAATGATTCGGACTAAGTTTTGTGTAGTTTACAAGTTTTGAATTACTCATAAAATTTCCTCCTTGTTTTTATAATTTGATATTTACTGTTACTCTCTTTGCTGAAATTCCGAAATATCAACACAAGTTACCCTTGTCTTAGATTTTCAACAACTGTCCAGTCACATTTCGTTGCCGGAGCCGCATACAACTTTTTAACGTCAGATATGTTGACGCAGCGGTCAACAGTAAGTACATTCGGTGTATCTGAATATGCACCCTTTAATGTTCTTGCTTGTATCTCTGTACCGCCGAAATCACAATTTCTAATAGTAATATTTGCACCTGTTTTAAGTGCAAGACCAAAACTACTCTTGTCTGCATTTTCGTGACTTTGATAACCAACCGTGCAATTTTCAACAATGATTTTGCAATTTTCAATTAAACCATTTTCCCCAAAACTATGACCGCAACCAAAAACAGGAACAGTAGTTTTACCAATGTAATCAACGCAATCCGCACGACCGCCCCACTTGAAAACACAATTTGATACAACCCAATCAGTTGCATAGCCTGTGCCGCCGCTTTCAAGGTGAAGAGCATAACGGATATTTTTACAATCAAAAGTGAACCCTTTAATGTGTGTGTGAACATTGAGGTCGAGATGGAACGGGCATTTTTTGATTATGTCCTCAGATTTCAGTGCAGACTTATCAAATCCTGTTGCTCCGTCCCATTTGATTATAGTTGCAGAGGGGTTATAGATGTTCTCAGACTCATAATAAACATAGTCTTTCATCATTACACCACGATAACCTACAAGCCCCACATCGGACAAACCTGCGTATCTATCTTGCATATCAGTATATGTGCCTTGTGCAACGATGATTGTGTAGCGATTATGATAGTTATTGTCTGTTATGCTATCATTAGCCGACAGAATAGAGTTGAACTTTGTAACACCAAAACCCTCAGTAGATTCATTGTAATCGTTTGAAACATATAAATAGTGCATTGTATAATCAGGAGTTTGATACAACTCAGGCTTAATGCTTTCGCTTATAAAATCAGGATTTGCATACGCTGATTTTTTGTTGTTCTGTTCAAGTTGAAGATTGCAACTATTATCAATCAGTCGATTTGCAGCAACCGCAATTTTAATAGAATTAACGACTACATTTTCTGTTGCTGTATAAGTAGCCGCTGCATTTTTAAAAGCACTAACTTCTGACAAGAGCCAAGATGAGCTGATTACCGTCTGACTATTCGCAGGATAGAACACACAACCGCTGTTTGTAATATTAGCAAAATTCTGCAACGATAAGCAATATGCTTTGCCTTGTTCAAGAGTAACCGCACGCTTAAGTTTGAGATAGAAATTAACCGCAGCGGTAGATGTGCCGCTTAGTGTTATTTTGTTGTTGCTGACTGAAATTGTAACGCCGTTTGCTGTCTGCTCTGTGTCCTCAAGCGATGTGAGATTAATGCTTGTAGATGTATTGAGCAAAGAGTCTTTTTCTATCATTTTTGCAGATGCGGTTTTGATTGCGGAATTAACATCCTTTTTGGTTGCTAAATTTGAGCCTGCCGGTTCATATTTAGATTTTGTATTTATTACTGACTTGTTCACAAAAACACTAAAATGCTGACTTGTCAAGATTGTATCGTTCTCACTTAGCACAAGCTCGCACTTCATCATACCTGCGAGCTGTAGCATCGATTTCGCAAGAGTGATTTTAACCACATTGTCTGCAACTATACAAGGCACATTTTCAGCGACGATAACATTATCCACAGTTGCGTTAAACGCAGCGGTAACGCTTGAAGATAGCACTATCGGTTGTGAATCAGCATATAGCTTACATTCAATGATGCGTGACTTGTCATCATTTTGAGCGACTATTATACTTTCGTAATTTCTGTCTTTGTATACATCAAGATTAAGTTTGTATTTTACATTCAATTATGTTCACCTCATTTTACGAAATCAGATAGCTTAGTTTTGAACGAACCAAGCTCAAGCTGTTTATACCGTTCTCTAAGTGTATCATATGTAGTTTTGACTATTTTGGATTCCGCTGCAATACTGTCACTTAAGATTACTGTAACAGTATCGCAAAGATTAAACTGTTGCATATCGTCAAGGACCGCTTCTACATCAACTTTAATATTGCTCTTGATCTCGCCGAGTTTATCTCCTCCTATATAAGCCGTTGCTGCTATTCTGCAAGTGTTTTTGACAAATTCATATCCGTCGCCTGTTGAAGAATTGACAATTATTCCGTTAACAAGATTGTCAGGAACTGAATATACACTTAGTTTATTTGTTTTTGATTTTTGTTCAAAAATCTCATAAGGGTCAGCAATTATCTGTATGTCTTGCTTTGAAAATTCATCATAAACAGTAGCATAAGCACACACATGACTTATCGTAGTTTCACTTGATTGAGTTTTTTCATAGCTTGATATATTGTCGCCCCACTTGAGGCTATACGCTCGTTTCTGCCCTCGATTTTTTAACAATGAAACATTAAAATTATTCCATTTGTATTCGCCCCCAAACAGGTCAAGCAAACTGCCCTCTAAACCGCCGAGAAAGTCACCAAGTGTGCATACTTGAGTGTAGCCGAGGTTGATGCTTTTTCTGTTCGTTATATCTGACGAAAATACATAGTTGTTGTCAAAAAGAGCGTCTAAATTTTCGTAAGCCTCCGCAGGTGAATAGAGTTGTGCTGATGTTTCGCCTGCGGCAAGAATGTTGTTATAGCAGTTATGTTTGATGTGCTTCGCTTTGATACTAAGCACATTGTTTTTTTCTACTACCTCGTAGATTTCAAAAAATTGTGCTTCGTCTGCTGGGTTTGGCTTTGCGTATATATAATTTTGTATAACAGCACTTTCGGCACATTCGGAGTTTTTAACAACGCTTGCATTTAATGTGTAATCTGCATTGCGTGACTCTTCGACGGTACATTCTGTGCAACCAGTAAGCCTGCCGAGGTAGTGCATTGAGTTGAGCGATAATATTCTGCTTGTCGTTTCGTAGATCAAAGGTATCATAAGCGCCTCCAATTTGGCTCAAGTGTAAGCGAACCAATAACCTGATTGGCGATAATCTCATTCTTTCCTACTTTAAATTGCTGCGGCAAGAGAGGTGAGATATAAGATTTAATGCCGTTTTTAACAGAGTAATACTGCATATTTTCACCGTCAAGGACTGTGTAATCTGCGTTAATTGAATTTTTTATAGATAGTGTTTCCCCGTTTATCGTTAGCGTTGCAGAAGCACCCGTACCCGTGAGCTTGTAAAGCGGATTTGACTGCATTCTTTCAGGGTTGAGTAAATTTAGCTTTTGACCGCTAGCAAGGCTTATAGGCTCTGTCTGTGCATACCAATACGGCTTACGACTGAATTTAACATTAGTTGTGAGATATGTTGGTAACTCACGCTGAATTGTGTCAAGATTACTTACAACAGCATAACAGAAGTAGCCTTTGTTGTAAGTGTCCTTGTATGTTTGATAATCGTTAAATTCAGAAAGCCAATCTATAATTTTATACGCAAGATATTGAGCAGTTGTGTGAGCAAGTAAAGGCATTAAAGCTATTTGCAGCTCAAAATCAACATTCTTGTATCTGCCGTTGTCCTGCACTATATCACCGCTTCGCCATGGAATTGATATAAGCTCAAAATCACGCTGAGCAACAGAGTGATAAGGTGCATTAACTATACGACCGCCGAATTGACTAAGCCATTTGCCATTATAAAAAAAGTTGTGCATCAGCTAAACACCTTCCTTTTACTTGTAATTTCCGCTGCTAATCGCTCAGATAATCTTTCAGCAAGACTATCTATATCCGAATCACTATTGACCGTTACGCCGCTAATATTCACATTGATGTCAATGTTAGTCGTTGACGGTTTGTCTGTGCTGTCACTCCTAAATGGATTTGTACTGTCCTGCTTGGCTTTACGATATTGTTCAGCCTCTTGTGCTGTCAAAACCGCTTCGCCTGCATCGAGATAAGCCAAATATTTGTCGCTCGGTACATAGTCGATACCGGCACGGAAACGGGGGAGAGTGACCTCTGGAATGTGCGGAATTTCAAGTCCTGCCCACTCAATTGCCCAATTGATTCCGTCAAACAGACCGTTAATCATTCCGATTGCACCGTTTATTATGAATTCAACTGCGTTTGGAATTAAGTTTAGAACATTCTTGAATATTTCTAAAATGCCGTTCCATGCTTTATCCCAATTTCCTGAAAAGACTCCGTCTATGAAGTCAATCAAACCGTTGAAAATTCCCGTCAAGCTTTCAATCGCACCGCTTATTCCTTTGATAGCTAATCCGAGTACATTGCTGAAAACATCTGCAAGAATTTCAATAACTGGAGTTAAAGCAGGTAGGATAGCGTTGAGCAGCATTGATAATAGCTCAAATAGCGGACTTAATGCGTCTGTCAATAAGTCGAAAACGGGTGCAAGAGCCTCGAAAACGGGCTGTAATGTTTCACTTAATATGCCTGCAATCTCGTTAAAAACAGGGATAAGCGGCTGTAACAAGTTATTGAGCAACTCTGCAAGTTTGACTATGAGCGGTGCAATAGCTGTTGAAATAAGTGCTGCGAACGGCTCTATTAACTGCAAAATCAAGTCGATAAACGGCTGTACAAGCTGAAAAATAGTGTCTAACAACGGCATTAATGCGTTGAGAATTTCCATAAACGGAGGCAAAAGCTGTTTGATTACTTGTACGAGAACAGGTAATAGTGCTTCTACGAGTTGAACAATTATTGGTGCTAACTGTTCCATAAGTTGAGCTATAAACGGAAGCAATTCCTCAATCAATGGCATAATCTGTTCAAGCATTGACACGATTATCGGGGCAACCTCTTCGCAGATGTTAATGAGCACAGGGGCAAGCTTCTCAGCTACACTTTCGATAAGCGGCGATAACTGTTCGAGTAACTTTCCACCTAAGCCAATGAGCGAATTAAGCACAGGTTCAGCGACAGCACCGATTTGCGCCATTGTATCTGACAACTGCTGATGTGCTCTGTTGGATTCCATTACATCGCCGTTTGTTTCTTTATACTGAGCAGAGGCATCCGAATACAGGCTCGTGAGGGTTGATGTGATTAACTGCTGCCTTTCTTGTTCTGATGAGCATTTAGCAAGTTTTTCATTAAAAGCATCCTCAGATACGCCCATCCAGTTAAGAGCATCAGCAAGCGAACCTGTTACCTGTCCGACTTTTGCGGTTTCGTTCGCCGCCTCAGTTAAACCTTCAATCGGAAGTGAATCACCAAACTGACCGTAAACACCTGTGCAGATTTCTGTCCAAGATTGCAAGTCTTTTGTAGAATTGCAAAGCAGAGAAAGATGATTTGCGGCTTCTGTCGC